ACAAGAATCCACCTTGGTGGAAAGCACTCAATGGACAATCTGTTGAGGCAGAAGCTCTAGAGATATTTACAGCTAAAAGAAAAGCTGAAGCTATGAGAAAAGAGCTAAAAGATTGGATTAGTTTTAGCATGGGTCCATCTGCTTGGGATGAACTTGTAGCAACTGAAGGTAGAATACGTAAGAAGAAGAAAGAGCAAGAGTACCGCAAAGCAGAGATACAAGAAGCTATTATAACTTGGGGCGTAACAGGTTTGCTTTTATCTGTAGGAATGGGTATATTTGGATTTGTAATTTACATGGTGAACTAAATGGCAAGAAACCTAACAGAAAAACAACAGAAATTCCTAGATGTCTTATTTGATGAGGCAGGTGGAGATGTTGTACAAGCTAAAAAACTAGCAGGATATGGTGAACAGTCTAGTACTACTGCCATTGTTGAATCATTGAAAGACGAGATTGGTGATCGTACACGTAGCTACTTTGCACGTACAGCACCCAAAGCTGCAATGGCTATGGTAGGTGCTTTGTACGATCCAACTGAGCTAGGTATACGAGATAAGATGTCAGCAGCTAAGGACTTGCTTGACAGAGCAGGACTTGGTAAAGTAGATAAGATTGACGTAGGGTCAAGTACTGGTGGCGTATTCATACTACCATCGAAAGAAGGAACAAACGAATAAGCAGACAACGTGAATCCCTGGGATACTGGGAACTACCAAAACCACACAAGGGTGCAGAAAGAGAGTGGCACATAATTGCTAGAGTAACTAGAACAATACCGTTTGGTTACGAAGTGCATCCTGATAATGACAAGATACTTCAGCCCATAGTTACAGAGCTAGAAGCATTAGAACTTGCAAAGAAACACCTTATGCAGTACTCTTATAGAGAAGTAGCACTGTGGCTAACAAAACAAACAGGTAGATACATATCTGATACAGGGCTAAAGAAAAGAGTAGACATTGAGCGTAAACGTAAGAAAGCAGCTACAATTAAACGGAAGCTTGCCAAAAGGCTCGAAGAAACGTTACAAGAGATCAAAAAACTCGAAGAAGAATGTATCGGAGCCTACGCAACCAAGCCCAACGCAGCAACAGCCTGAACCTCAAGTTGTAGCAGCCGAAGTCAAAGCGCCTGAGTTTGACGTTGACATTGCACAGGATGTAGTGTTTAAACCAAACCCAGGTCCACAGACAAACTTCCTATCTGCATCTGAAAGGGAAGTTTTGTACGGTGGGGCAGCAGGTGGTGGTAAGAGCTTTGCGATGCTTGCTGACCCACTTCACGGTTTGAACGATCCAAACTTTAGTGGGCTACTAGTTCGTCATACTACTGAAGAACTTAGAGAACTTATACAGAAGAGTCAAGAACTTTATCCTAAAGCAGTTCCTGGTATCAAGTGGTCAGAACGTAAGTCACAGTGGATTGCACCTAGAGGTGGTAGACTGTGGATGTCGTACCTCGACAAAGACATGGACGTAACACGATACCAAGGTCAAGCGTTTAACTGGATCGGCTTTGACGAATTAACACAGTGGCCTACACCCTATGCTTGGGATTACATGAGGTCACGACTTCGCTCCGCATTTAGCTCTCAGCTAGGTTTATACATGAGAGCTACAACAAACCCAGGCGGCAACGGACATCAGTGGGTCAAGAAAATGTTTATTGATCCTAGTCCTGCAAATGATCCTTTTTGGGCAACAAATATTGAAACAGGAGATACGATAAGATTTCCTAAAGGGCATAGTCGAGAAGGACAGCCTTTGTTTAGGCGTAGGTTCATACCTGCTAGTTTGTTTGACAACCCATACCTAGCAGATAGTGGTGACTACGAAGCAATGCTACTATCATTGCCTGAACACCAAAGAAAGCAGTTACTAGATGGTAACTGGGATATAAATGAAGGAGCAGCTTTTCCTGAGTTCAACAGAAACATACACGTTGTGGAACCTATCGAAATCCCTAGTGGATGGGCTAAGTTTAGAGCTTGCGACTATGGTTACGGTTCCTACACTGGAGTACTCTGGTTCGCTGTATCACCAAGTGAGCAACTGGTTGTATACAGAGAGCTTTATTGTTCTAAAGTTACAGCTACTGATCTAGCAGATATGATACTAGAGGCAGAGGCTGATGATGGCACTATAAGATACGGTGTACTAGATTCATCCCTCTGGCACAAAAGAGGTGATACTGGCCCATCACTTGCAGAGCAAATGAACATGAAGGGTTGCCGTTGGCGTCCATCAGATCGCTCTCGTGGCTCAAGGGTTGCAGGTAAGAACGAGATACACCGTAGGTTGCAGGTGGACGAGTTCACCGAAGAGCCAAGGCTTGTGTTCTTTTCCACCTGCACGAATACAATAGCGCAAATCCCTGCGATTCCGCTAGATAAGAAGAACCCTGAAGACGTAGACACACATGCTGAAGACCACTTGTATGACGCTTTACGTTATGGTATAATGACTAGACCAAGAAGTTCTATATGGGATTACAACCCTGCAACACAACGCTCTGGCTTTCAAATGTCAGACTCAACTTTTGGATACTAAATAAATGGCAGAAATAGATGACCTATCCTTCGAGACAGATGAAGTAGTTGCTGCAGAAGAGCAAGAAGATACGCTCTTCGAGAATGTCAGCAACGTAGTTACATTTGTAAATGAACGGTTCAAACGTGCAGAGGATGCTCGTAATGCTGATGAAGAACGTTGGCTAAGAGCGTATAGAAACTATCGTGGTGTGTACGGACCAGATGTACAGTTTACTTCAAGCGAGAAGTCAAAGGTATTTGTTAAAGTTACTAAGACTAAAACTCTAGCAGCTTACGGACAGATTGTAGATGTACTCTTTGGTAACAACAAGTTTCCACTCACCATCAATCCATCCGTTCTACCTGACGGAGTAGCTGATGCTGTCCACATTAATATTGATCCGAATGCTGAAAAAGCTACGGATGTACTTCGTGACTCGTTCACGAAAGAAACAACGAAACCGTACCTTATAGGACCAGACACTGAGTTGAAGCCAGGTGAAACTATGGCTGATCTTAGACGTAGGCTAGGTCCAGTAGAAGATAAGGTAGAGCCTGTATCTGAAAAGATAATAGAAGGTGACGGTAGCACACCTACAAGTGTAACATTCCATCCTGCTATGGTAGCAGCTAAGAAGATGGAAAAAAAGATACACGATCAGCTAAACGAATCTGGTGCATCTAAACATCTACGCAGCATGGCATTTGAGATGGCATTGCTAGGCACAGGTGTAATGAAGGGACCATTCGCTGTAGACAAAGAGTATCCTAACTGGGATGATGATGGCGAGTATGATCCACTTATCAAGACTGTACCATCTACAAATCACGTATCAGTATGGAACTTCTACCCTGATCCTGTTGCTTCTTCTATGGATGATGCAGAGTACGTAATTGAAAGACACAAGATGTCTCGCAATCAGTTACGCTCACTGAAAGGCAGACCATACTTTATTGATGAAGCTATCGAAGATGCGATAGACTCAGGACCAGACTATGTGCGTAAGCATTGGGAAATGAAGATGGAGGATGATGATACTGCTCCTTCAGACACAGAGCGTTGGCAAGTCTTAGAGTTTTGGGGCTATGTAGATACAGACATTCTAGAAGAGAACGGCATCAAGATTCCTGCTGATATGAAAGACCTAGATGAAGTAAGTGCTAACATTTGGGTAGTAAACGGTAAGGTAGTTCGCTGTGTACTCAATCCATTTAAACCTGCACGTATCCCGTACTACGCTGTACCATATGAGCATAACCCATACAGCTTCTTTGGTGTAGGTATTGCTGAAAACATGGATGATACACAAACGTTGATGAACGGTTTCATGCGAATGGCTGTTGACAATGCTGTGCTTTCTGGTAACCTTCTGATTGAGATAGATGAAACTAATCTAGTTCCAGGTCAGGACATGAGTGTATATCCTGGCAAGGTCTTTCGCAGACAGGGCGGTGCGCCTGGTCAAGCCATCTTCGGCACTAAGTTTCCAAACGTTGCAGGTGAGAACATGCAGCTATTCGATAAAGCAAGAGTATTAGCAGATGAATCAACTGGTTTCCCATCTTTCGCTCATGGTCAGACAGGCGTTAGTGGAGTGGGCCGTACTGCTTCTGGTATTTCTATGCTCATGTCTGCTGCCAACGGTAGCATTAGGACTGTTGTAAAGAACGTAGATGATTATCTTCTAGCACCTATTGGTAGAGCATTCTTTGCATTTAACATGCAGTTTGACTTTGATGAAGGTATACGTGGTGACTTAGAAGTAAAAGCTAACGGTACTGAAAGCCTCATGGCTAACGAAGTACGTAGCCAACGCTTGATGCAGTTCTTGCAAGTAGCATCTAACCCAATGTTAGCACCTTTTGCTAAGATGGACTACATTGTACGAGAGATTGCTAAGAGCATGGATCTAGACCCTGATAAAGTTACAAACTCTATGGCAGACGCTGCAATACAAGCTGAGATAATGAAAGGCTTCCAACAGCCAATGCCTGAGCAACCACAAGCTCCACCTCAAGAAGAACCACCTGCAGGTGCAGACGCACAAGACCAGACAGGTGCAGGAGGTGGCACTATAGGTACAGGTGTAGCACCAGTTCCAGGCGAGGAAGGTTTTAGCGGTAATGTCGCTTAAGTCTTTTGTAAACAACAAAGGCGAGTGGGACTCATTCTGTGAAGAACTTGATTCAGAGATTGCAGACTTGCATAAACGATTAGAGCAATCAGAGAGTGTGGTAGAGATCCACCAGACTCAAGGTGGTATACGTGCACTACGTAGACTAAAATATTTGAGGGAAAAAATTAATGGCACAAGATGAAGATAAACAAATGGTACTAGCTTTTATGACAGAAGCTGAAGATGTAGATCCAGTATCAGGTAATGAAGTACCCCCAGGCTCTTTACCTGAAGAAGTAAGAGATGACATTCCTGCACGTTTATCTGAAGGTGAGTATGTAGTACCTGCTGATGTTCTTCGTTTCTACGGTGTAAAATTCTTTGAAGACTTACGAGAAAACGCTAAAATAGAACTAGCTCGAATGGACAGAGAAGGTAGAATTGGTGGTGAGCCAATACCTAATGAAGAACTTAGTGATGAAGAGAAAGCAGAGTTAGACTCAATTGGTGCTGCAGTAGGTGGATTCATTACAGGACAGCCCTCTCAGTCTACAATGCCAGATCCGTACCAACAACAACAAATGATGTACAGACAAGGTGCACCTGTTGCTATGGGTAATGCAGGTTATCAAGAAGGTGGTCTAGAAGATGGTTCAGAACCTACATATACAGATGAACAATTACGTAATGCTTTTGCTCCAGGCTTTAGCTTTCTTGATACGCCTGTAGATTCTGCTGCAACTAGTAGCGTAATACTATATGGTCCTAACGGTGAGGTGGTAACTTTATTCTTACCTGCACAGCAAGACTTGTATGATGAATACATAGAAAAAGGTTACTCAACAGAGCAAGTAAAAGTAACTACAGAAACTGAAGTAGGACAACCTCAAGTAGGTGGCGGTGCAGGACCAACACCTCAGCAAGAAGTAGAAGATATAAACAGAGGATTAGCTCTCAATCAAAGAATGGATGCTGTAGGAAACATATCTGATGTATCTTACGCATATCCTTACGTAGCATTTAAAGCACTAGCTAGGGGTATGGGATACATTAGAATGGGAGAACTTCCACCAAGAGACTACTATAGACAAACATCAGAACTATTAGGAGCTAGTGTAGCAAGAGGTCTAAGTGGTGGTTATGATGAAATGATAAAATTTTTATACGATGGAACTACACAAGACAACCCCGAAGCATTTAAAGAAGCTGTAAATAAAATAGGTGGGATGTTTGGTAATTTGTTTCAAGGATACTCTAGAGTTTTAAGTCCTATAAATGATGCAATAAAATTAGCTCAAGGTCCAGACTATTATAATCCAGATAGAAACTTAGCTGAAAGAAAGAAACTCTCTCAGACATTTAGATATGTAGATGAGATTTTTAATCTTATGGGTATATATGAGAAAGATCCACAAAGAAAGTTTGTAGCTACAGACTACGATGAGTTTGCATTCTCTAGTCCTGTACCATTTTTGTTAGGTCGAGAAGCTAACGTAAGTTATGTAGAACAGATAATGAATCAAATTGGTGTACCTAAATTTATGTTATCAAAAGGATCATCTAAATATGGTGCAGTAGTTAAGTCAGAAATTGATAGCTTAATATCTACAGAAGCAAACAGATTAGCTGAAAAACTTTGGAAGTCTCCTAAGTATCAAGACGCTTCACTAAGAGACAAAAGAAATTTGTTTGATACGTTAAGAACTGATGCAAAGTCTATCGTCATGGATAGAATTGCCAACATGGATACATCAGAAGAGTTTAATACATCCGAACAAATCTGGAGAAAGAAACAATTAAAAGCTTTAAAAGAAATAAAAGGTAAGTACGGTGACAACGCAATCAAAAGACGAGTATCTGAATTAAAGTTTACTAATCCTTTTTTAGAAGTACCAAAATTTGATAACCCTAAAGACCTTGAAGCTTGGGTAAAAGAAAACAGAGTAACTGACATTGAAGACATGAGTGCAGACCAAATCGAAGCAATTATAAGTTACATGGAAATAATGAACGATAAACTTAAAGCAGATTATAAGGAAGCAACAGAATAAAAATAAGAAGGGGCCGTTAAGCCCCCTCTCACCACACACACACCAATGTTA